CCCCTCCGCCATAATAACCGCCGTATTCCCCATCTGAATTAGGAGAAGTACCTCCGCTTCCGTTACCACCTCTACTGGCTGTTTGATCTGAACTAGGATTATAATCTCCACCACCACTAGCACCACCAGCACCAGTGGAGCCTCTTCCTAAAAGACCTACTCCACCACCGCCGCCGCCCCAGCCCTGTTTTCCTGAATTGGAATAGAACGAAACGCCGCCACCGCCGCCACCTGCTCCTGAATTGCTAGTACCAGCAGAACCAGCGTAAGCATCAGACCAACTTGAGCCAGTAGCACCGCCGTCGCCTCCTTTGCCATCTGTGGAATGACCTACGGAACCATACCCACCAGCTCCACCGCCGCCACCTGCTTTTTTAGTACTGCCGCTACCGTGTGCTTCGGTATGACCAGCACCTCCTACGCCACCGCCATCACCTTGGAACCAGCCTCCTGTTACTGCACTACAAAAGCCTCCTAATGCTAGTGGAGCAGAGATTGCGCTTGCTGTGTCCTCATTAGACGTTGTTGTCGCAGTGTGAAACCAAGAATGTTTTTCTGAATGGGTAGTTGTATTAGCTTTACCGCAATAAACGTGATACGTAGTGCCTGGTACCACTGTGTAATTATTTTTATACGCAAGGGCACCACCGCCACCGCCATTCCTACTGTTACCGTAACCACCAGCAGCAATACAGACAATAGAGATACTTGTTACACCTGCAGGGCACACCCAGTGATGTCTATCACTTGTTTCTGTTCCGTCTGTGGTAAAGGCAATTTGACCTGTGACCTTGCCACCCCCTGCTCCTAGCATCATTTGTTGAATAGGCATCAGCTCAACCCCGCACCTGAGATGTAACCAGTATCTTGACCTTCAAAATAAATTGTAGCCATGCCTCTAGCCGCAAGTTTTGTGGGAGTGCTTCCATCAGCCGAGTTATACAAAGTCATAGATGCTCCTTTTGCTAATGTCAGTTCGTTTGCACTGTTATTAAGTATCGTTGTGGCTGTCTCTGCTGTCATCGTGTTATGAAGTATGGTCAAAGTTAAGCCCGAACCATTCATTGCTATACATTTTCCTGAATCAGAAGCAGCAAGAGTATAATTAGCGGTCTTAGCCGATTTAGGAATACTTCTTACATCACCTTTGCTATCTGATACCGTTCCAGTTACCGTAATACCAGTTGAGGTGGTAGCTAACTTTTCACTTGAGCTTGTTCCATTGCTGTGATAAAGCTTTACATCAGTAGCACCCACATTGAGCATATCATTCGGGACAAGATTCCTTATCAGGGTTCTCGCCCCTTGAAGATGTAATCCACCTGATACACCACCAATAATATTGGATTGAACGGTATCGTTATAGATTTTTAAAAATTCAGAACCTGAAGCTCCGAACATAAGCCCTTCGTTTGGAGGACTGGTTTGAGATGCAAGACCATTTTTAAATCTAATGACGCTTTCATCTTCAAGCTCTATACCTAAGCCAGTGCCAAATTTAAGAGTATCCGCTGACTTATCCCATTGAACCACTCTTCCTGACGTGGTTGATTCAAAAGTTACATCATCCGTAAAAGTAGCTCCACCACTAGTATCTAGCTTGCTAAAAGCAATATTTGCACTACTTGATATATCTCCATTAACAATACTTCCATCAATGATGTGACTTGAGTTAACTGAGTTAGCACTAGGTGTACCAATACTTACACTTGATCCGCAAGTAATTACAAAGAAATCACTGCCAGATGCAGGTGCAGCACTGAAGATTATGTCATTACCACTAAGTGCAAATCCTTCACTAGGTTGAGAAGTCCCACTATTAGGTTTTTGAATTACACCGTTAACTGAAACGATATGTTGTTGAGCAGATGTGCCAGCGTTACTTAAAGTAAATCTATAAGCACTACCATTAAAGGTTGCACTTCCACCTCCAGTACCAGAAGAACTAGAAAGTGTATTAACAAAGAAGCTACCAACAGATGCAACGTCATCCCACGCTGAACCGTTGTATACCTTCATCTTGTTAGCGGCGGTATCAAAGTAAAGATCACCTTCATCGTTGTTAGACCCAGGTGCAGAACTAGCTATTCGATACCTGCTATTGAAATCATTGATGTCATCACTTAACTGTTTAACATCTGTTTCACTTGTAAGTATTTTGTGATAGTTGTAAGTGTTAGCAGTAGAAGTAGATACGACAATTAAACCAACACCAGCAGCTAAAGTTTCTCCGTCTAGTGAATCAGGAAATCCATTAATAGTTACTGTCGTATTATCAACTCTCTTCCCTGATGTACTTACACCAGAGCCGTTAATTACTACACCAGCAGCATTATTAATACTGACTACAACTCCAGTTGCAGGTTGAGTATTAGGAAATGAAACCTCATCAGCAATGGTAGTAAATCCACCAATAGCTGTTTGAGAACTAGCAACGTGAGCAGCAATAACCTTTGAACTTGGTATCTCTGTATCGCTAGTGGTGTCTAAGGTTCCACTAGAAGTTTTAAAGGATTTACCAGCGACAATATTTAATTCAGTAGTTGAGGCTGTAACACCATCAAGTTTATTTAGTTCTGAAGTGTTAGAAGTGATTCCATCTAGTGTGTTTAGCTGTGTTGGTGTTGCTAATAATCCATCTGTTTTGTTTAATTCATCTGTTGTAGCAGTAACTCCATCAAGTTTATTTAACTCATCTGTACTTACAGTGGCTCCATCTAATATCTGTACTTCGGCTTGAGTTAAATCTGCTAAAGCTGAAGCTGTAGTAGAACCCATTGTTGCGAGTTCTGTTAACTCACGTAATTAAGTTCAGTAGTTGAGGCTGTAACACCATCAAGCTTATTTAATTCGTCAGTACTAGCAGTTAGCCCATCTATTGCTTGGACTTCGGCTTCTGTTAATTCAGCTAGGGCATTAGCTGTAGTTTGGCCCATTGTTGCTAACTCAGTTAGCTTGGCACTCTTAGGCTCGGCTGTTGTATCTACATAGTTCTTAGTTGCTGCATCCTGTGCTGCTGTTGGATCAGCGACATTAGTTAGTCTTAAATTATTTAGTGTTGGTAGGGCTGTAGCAGGATCAACGCTGACTGTTTTACCTTGGTTATCTTTTAGCTCTTGGTCTATATATAAACTCTGCAATGCACTTGTATCTAAGTCGTTAGCAGTAAGGGTTGAACCATCTGCATAATCGACAAGAGGTGTATCTAGTGATGAGTTTCTTCTTATTTCTACTCTTAAGTTTGCTGACGTTATACCTGTATTAAGTCGTATAAGTTTAGGAGATACGTTAGTTATTACTTGGTACTGTGCCGAACCTGATCCTTGAGTAATCTTGTTGTAATTAAGGTAAACCTCAATGTGCTCTTCCTTGATGTAAGGGAAGGTAAACGTAAAGTCAGTAGTACCCTGTGCTGAAGAAGAATTTACTATGTACGATGCTGTGTAACTCATGGCTTAGTAATTGATTGACTCCTCGAATTCCCCAATTGTAGGGGCAACACCCCTAGATAGATCACTTACTGCTTGATTTTCTTTTTGTTGCTTCTGATATAGATACCCAATACTGTCTGTACCTTCGCTATTTCTGCTTAAGAATATCTCTTTTGCTTGCATTTTATATTCGTTAATAAGAGCGTTTATAAGGATAGGAGCAGTCTTTTGATTTATTTCTTGATCGTAGCTTTCAAACTTTTTGTATTCTGAACTTTGTATTAATCTTCGTAAAGCTTCGTGCATTGTTACGTTCCCATATTTTGCAATTCTTACTTCCTTAGTTCCTATTGTGATTAGTTCTTCTACTTCTCCTGAAGTTAACACTCTATTTTTTAAATTAAACATTCTTCTGTCCCAAATGTTGTAAGTATTACCTCGACCTCTTAATCTTAAAAATTCTTCGTCAACAATATCTGTCGTCCCATGTCTTTCTTTTGTTGCACCTAATGGACTTACCCATGCGTACAACATTTTCAACCAAGGTGTTTCTTTTGGAAATGCACTTACCCCTGGTACTGCGTTCATAAAGATAGGCTCACCTTTTGTTGGATGTAAAACCAAAGGTTGTGTACTTGATAATCCTGGTGTTCTTAAGGCTAGTGTTTTTAAGAAGTTTAAGACTGGGCCAAAGGCTCCATCACTTTCGTCAATCCTTCTAGCGTAAGGATCTGCTGCAATACGAGCAGTGTTCATAAACTGAGGATAAAAGCCTGCCAATCTGTTAGTGATATAGCGTTCTCCTAATTGTCTTGCACCTTGTTTTGTTCTTGCATCTCCATCAGAAATCTCAGAAATAACATCCATAAGATCACTCATTCCACCTAATCCAACTTTTGTGTACTGCCCAATACCCATGTCTCTTGCTTGCTTGGCAATTAAAATTGCTGCCATTCCATATACATTTTCCCTCTGATCTTCGTCTAATCTTTCTGCGTTTTCTG